CTACCTTACCTTTTTTCCAAGGTGAATGACGGAAGCAATGCTTCCCGGAAAAGTAAATCCCTCAAATGGAGACCATCCGCTTTTACTTTTTATATCTTCTTTTCTGAATGTAGTCGGAGTTTGGAAATCCAGAACGGTAAAACTTCCGCAATAACCTTCTTCTATTTTTCCGAAACCTTTTCCGTATTCCTTAGGCAAAAACTCCGCAACAAAATCTCCAGGATTCTCCGCGCATATTTCGGAAATTTTTTCCAAAGAAACACCTGCTGTCTTATGCAACCAAGTCACGAATAAAGAATAAGTATCCAGCTGGGAAATACCGGATGTACCCTTTAGTTTTTCTTCTATAGAATGAGGGGCATGATCGGTGGCTAAGAAGTCAATCCAACCTTCTTTGACTCCTTGGAGCAGAGCTGCTTTGTCCTCTGGTCCTCTTAGAGGTGGATTCATCTGGAACCAGTGACGGTTTTCGTCGGTGAGCATGGTTTTGTCAAAATAGAGATGAGTAGGAGTTACTTCGCATTTCACTTTAACTCCTCTCTTGCGGGCTTCTACTATCTTCTTCAAACCTTCTTCCGTTGAATAATGGCATAACTTCCCTACCAGGTCGTATTTTTCGATCAGATAAAGCGCAAAATCGGTCGCCAAAGTTTCCGCAATAGCGGGTCTTCTGTCTTCATGATATGTTTCGTTTTGGTTCTTCTCTAAAATTTCAGGATCTTCACAATGAAAACTAACGTTACAACCTTTATAATGTCGGATTGTCTCCTCCAACTGCTCATTGGAATAAAAGAATAATTCGCCGACAGAAGGACCCATGAATGCTTTATATGGAACATGCGCCTTTAGAGGTTTGGTATGAGGACCTATCCCCGCATATAAGGTGATCCGAACAGGAGAATGATCTGCAAGTTCTCTTTTTTTTGAATATGTAATATCGTCGGTCGGAGGGATCGGATTATTAGGCATGTCCGCAATATGGATCACACCTCCGTTGATCGCAGCATTTCCTGCGGATAAAAAATCCTCTTTGTATTTATGTTTTCCGGATTCGTCTTCTCTAGCGTGCACATGAATATCGCCGAACCCCGAAAAGATCACAAACTTGTCAGGATCGAATGCAAGCTCCTCCGCATTAGAAGATTGTAATACTTTACCCTTCTGGACGGAAAGTATTAGGCCCGTTTTCGGGTCCAGCTCCACGGTTCCTATAAAAGATCCTTTTGAGTTTTGGAATTTTCCTGAAATTTTCCGGATTTGAGGCGCCATTAGCCCAGTTTATCTCAGGCGCCTTTTTTTTCTATCGCATTTGTCCGCGAGCGTTACTATAAGTGCGAATGAGCACTAAAACTGTAACTGAGCAAGTATAACCTCACCCAGTAGTAGCGATCCAAGTCCCGTTCACGCGAGCGGCAACCCCGTACAGAACGCCACCAATCGGGTTAATTCCACCGAGGCCGTGGCCGTGGATACTATAACCCTGACCAAAGCTAATACCGTACGCAATCCGGTAAACAACGATCGTGCCATCCACATTCGGAATGCCATCAGTCTGATCAAAATTCTTACCTTCACCATAGTAACTGATCTTGTACACTTGCGCGAAACCAGAATGAGTATGATTGATTGGAGCGAATACGCTTCCTAAATTATTGATCTGAGATTGAAGCCCTGTGTCTCCGTTTTGACGAGCAGTTTCTTCTGTGCTCATCCAAGAAGCGAGAGCATTCAAGGCACTCACGACGCTGGATCTGAGAGAACCAGTAAAACGTTCTACAAGCTCCGCTAAAGAACCGATCTTAATGTCGGAGACGAGTTTAGAATTTGTGATGGAATTGTTTCGAATGATTTCTTCACTAATTCTACGCCAAGAACGGAGATCTTCGAGAATAGTCACTGTCCCAACCAAAGATCGGATTTTAAAGAGAGGAACATCACCCTCTTCTAAAGATTCTTTAAAGAGAACATCGAAGGAGTTTTTGCGATAAGTATTCGCATAACCAGTAGAGTCCAGATAAGTAGAATTTTCCGTCACAAATTTATGGCGCAATACTACAAACGAATCGGCATTCGGGCGAGAAACGATAAGATCAGTAGAAGCGGGAAAAACGATCCGCTTACCTTCAGGATCGTAAGCGATAGTGACAGAGATATTGACAGTATTTGGATTCTCACCAGGAGTAACTTCACCACCGGAAATGATTTCACCGCTGAATAGATCCGAATTCCTGTTTAAAATTTCGGATTCTAAATCATCTTGTTCCCTTTGAAAGTCGCCTTGGAATACGGGCTTTCCATTCGAAGGGAAATTTAAACCACCAAGTTTACTCATAAAAAACTCCTAATATACCAGCCAATAACGTTCCGACCCCAATGGTCCTTCGCTGAGTTTAGTTCCTTTCCATACTTGTCCTTCCGAAGAAACAGGAAGCGGATCTAACGAATCCAGTTCTTCCCAAACCTCCCAAACATTTCCTCCGATATTCGTTGCATTCAGGATCCGAATCAGATTTTGACGGTTTGTTTTGTTCGTGGACGGAACGTAAATTCGAAAAGCATGAAAGCAATAATCGCGGGAACCCAAAATTGATCCGATAGGATCTCCCATTCGGTATTGATAATCGTAAACTTGCTCGACTAAAATTCGATCTATCGAATGTCCTGTGACTCTTGAAATTAAAGCTCTCTTAGTTGCGATCGTTGCGGGGAGTCTTTTGTATTCTAGTACGAATAAAATTTGCAGAAAATAAGAACTGTCCTTTTCTCCTGGACTCCGCAATAGTCCGTAACGTGCACCCCACCAATCGAGACCTTTCCCAGAAGCGGAATCAAGCCAGATCTGTTGATATAACCAGTTCGCTCGATTTAAGCGTTCTTGGAGAACGATTAGAAATGCAAAAAGGATTCTATACCAAAGACTATTGGATAGTCCTCCCGTTCCATCGGCATTCATCTCCTCGGGTGATGGTGTAGTTTCTCTGATCGTTCTTCTCATGTTTTTCCAAATCAAAGAATCGAATGAAAAACGAAACCGACTCATCCAGAATACACCGTTGCAATAATATCGAAACTTGGACCTTTAACAGCGAGGCTTCCCGGAGAGATGAAAATATTATCCTCGACGTCCACATCGCACTGAACTGCATCGGGGAGATTCAATAGGCTGGAACGGAGCGAGTTCGTAACGAAGTCGTCTCCATCTTTTAAGCCAAAGAAGAATGTTTCGGCCAAGTTTTCCAGAGTAATGGAATCCGGAATGGATTCGGAGGAAGCGAAGTAAACGTTAAAGACCTTATTGATCTCAACCGCATCGATATTTTCACAAACGACTTTTGCAGTCCCCCCCGGATTCTTGTCTTCATCGTCGAAATGATCCATTACACTTTGAAGTTGGGATCCGGATAAAGTTCCACCCGCGCCTTTCAAAAGTAGCTTCACAACGCCGGGGATCCCGATCGCTTTACTACTCTTGAAAATAGCTCTTTCTACAAAAGAAAAACCTAAAGCTTCCGTGACGTACCATTCCGGCGTCCACATAGAACTGGATTTGATCTCTGCTTCTCGGATACGAGCACGAACACTTGGTATTGTTTCGCGATCCCTTGCTACGAATTCGGGAGTGGAATACGGGTTGTATACCACATCGCAATCTTCGATGTAATCGACAATTTCTGAAATCGCATTTTGAACAACGTTTCCCTTTGTTCCGGGCTCTAAAGCTTCGCAAAGGACTTCCACTGTATAGAATCCTCTATCATCAACGGTTGTCGTGGGGAGAAGTGTCGAATCTTGAATGATTTGGAAGAGGATTTTTCTGTCGGCTGTTCCGATAACTTTTCCAATCGGTATGGTAACACTATAAGGCACGGGAGTTTTTGAACCGATTCGGATCTTATGCCTTGCTAACGTTTCGTCTTTCCATTCTAGGCCGTATCGTTTTAGCCATTCGTGAAGATCCTCTTCCTCCGAAGTGTGGTAGTGGATTGCTTTTTGAAGAGCAAGGAGATTCTGGTCTAGGAACAAGAAAACAGCATTTGCCAAGGCTCTCAAAATCGTACTAGCTTTCGAAAGTTGAGTAAGGTCCAAACTTTCGAAGACTTTAGATCCGGTAATATTCCGTTCTATTTCTCTTTGGACGTTCGATTTTGTAGTGTAAAGGATCATATTAGTTATGGTGAAGGTGGATCATAGAACGGAATGACTTTGGGAGCGTTTTGATAAAATATCCTTAGATAGCCCGCTGGATTTGCAGGCAAGGCTGGAGCGGATCCCGATTCTGCGTAGGGCTCACTTCCGGAATCGAAATTTGGAGTTCGTAATGATTTACGATAAATTCCCGATGAACCACCGAACGCTGCATACACGCTCGATTCTACCAAGGCAGAAGCGTCTGGACGGTAGGAAATCGTGCCACCTAATCCTCCTGCTACAGCGAAGCTTCCCTGTAAAAGTGTTTCATTGATCGCATCCAGATAAACCGTTACGTTTGGATGAATCTCCATGAATTGGAAATGCGAATCGTATGTATTGGAATTGTTATCGATTACTATTTGAGCTAAAGCAAACGGAGAAGCTGGATCTTTTGATATGGAAAGAAACGAACAAGCTGTCGTATTATCCCAAATAAATTGGGAGTTTTTGAAATTTCCATATAAGAAGGAAATCGCTTTCGTAACTAAGGGGACAGACCTGCCAGTAACGTCTATTACGCAATCTTGAAATGTAGGCATCCCAGTGAAGAGAACAAGATCCGAAGTAAGATCAATGCTTACGTTTTTAAGAAGCGATCCTTTATCCATTCGGATCGTAGTTTCGAAGTCGAGATCATAGGTTCCGTCCGGAATAGAGAATTTGTTTCCCGTAGATAGAAAGGAAGAATCGAGTAATATCGTTTTCGGGAAACCATGTAGAGAAGAAATCGCAGAATATAACGATGCCCAGTCGGTAAACACGTTGCCGCTTGGTGTTCCACCGGGTTGATAGATAAAAAGTTGCAGTTCTCCGATTCCACCACCTCCGCTGGAATTCCAATCGTCTTTTTCCGCTTGGGTAACGAACTGGTGGTCAGGATCCGTAGAAATATCCGATACCGGAATCGGTCCGGTGTTCCTTTTATTTTGATTGAGACGATAAACAGTTCCGGCACTTGCGACTTTATCCGCAAGTTCGGAATTGAAATCATCTACGATATCGGAAAAAGGAATCTTTGAGGTAGATATTTCATCGATTACATCCTTATTGGCTTTGATGAAGTTTACGATTTCTTGGAATGTATCAAGATCCGTATCATCAGAGTTCAAAAGAGATTGTATCGCGTTCAAAGACTGGCGTAAAGAGGCGACTTGAGCGGCGGAGACTGGCTTGTTTGTAGAGGAAGAGGTATCGGAATCGATTACATCCGCTTCCGTAAGTTGGATAACATTCAAAACATTTCCGAGTCCTACTTGTTCTTTAGTCACTGAGTGAGGATTGTCGTTTCTATTTTCATGCTCCGACAAGTCGGCTTGAACTCCGGAGATCGCATTCTCCCGATTTTCTGTTTCGGTTTGGATTGCACCTGTAAGATTTTGATCTGCGTTTTCTCGTTCCGTTTTTTCCTGTAAAACGGATCCCGCGATCAAGTTTTGGAGTGCTGTGGATAGATTGGAGATCGCATTAGAAATTTCGGTATTTGTCTTTAAGCTGGACCAAAGAAGATTTGGAGAAGTGACGTTATCGTTTATGAATTGAGAGAAGTTATTTAAAAGTTCTTCTTCAAAACTTTCTGCATCTACACCTCCGGGAAAAGTTCCGAAAGTAAGACAGTAAACGAGTATCAAAAGTTTCTCTTCGAAATTGGAGCGAGCCCAAAATTTAGCGGCTTCTTTTAAACCTTCCGCCTCGGCTGGTGGAATAGAGTATTTTAGAATGAAATCCTTTATATTCATTTAAGTACCGCCAAGACTGATTGAAAGTTCCTCGCCGGATTTCAGTCGAAAGGAAATTCCAATTCCTTTATCTAAGGAAGACACTTCGACGGTGGATTGGTCGATTTGGGGAAATTGTGCGAGGATGCGATATGCGTCGTTTAATCTTTCTTGCGGACCGCTTTCATCTTCTTCGAATAGATGTTTTCTTTGGAGGCTATAGAATTCCGGAAAATCAATGTCGTCCGCAAGTGTCATATCGAATGCTTCGATTACCATAGAGCGAACGGCGTCCAATTCGGATTCGTTTGTTGCAAAATCGAAAGTTTTCGAATCGAGTAATAGATCTCCGGAGATTTCTTCTGTAAGCAAGTCCACGAGAACAGACTATTCACTCGTAAAGGTTGTGCAAGCGGTTCGAATTTTAAGGATCGAATATGTCCGCAATGTCCTCTTTTTTTGAGCCTTATATTTTCCCGTATTTAAAACTCACGACTTTTAAGTCCGGAGGAACTTGGGGAATCGGAAGAGATTCGATTGCAGAAGAAAGACCCGCCTTGTAAGAAGCTCCCCCGTCTGTTGGAGTCGTCGGTGCATTTTGGATCGCTGTATAAAGAGTTTGCAAAGAAGAAACGATCTGATTCATCCAGATTTCCAAAGAATTTGTATCGACTGCCTGAACGGATCCTTCTCCAAACTTGAATCCGGTTTCGTCGATCTCGATGTCCCGCATTTCCATGATGCTCGTTTTAACTTTTGCGATTTTGTTAAAACCGATCGCGACTGCACGGGCCGCACTGTTATCTCCAAACAAAATGACACACCGGCTTCCTGGCATCGGTTTTATGGGCCAAAACCATCGGATGTCTTCCTTATTTGCATTATTTATCAGGGCGGTGAGTAGTCCCGGTTTTCCGGATTCGTCTGGTTCACTTTGGACTCTTACGACGGTTCCCATCGTTGCCCAGTTGATAGTGTACTCACTAAAAAATAGAGTTACAATGTCCGATGCAACACTCATGCGACCCCCACGAATTTTACGACCGCAGGATAGATGAGTTGGCGAAACTGAGCATTTTGTGCGGACCAGGTTTTTACGACTTTATCTACAAAGATTTCCTTAGTTCTTTCTTTGTCGTTCGGATCCTCGAACCGGATAATTTCAGAGTGTTGGACCGATGGAGCACCGAAGGTCTCGAAATCTCCCACAAGTCCTTTTCCTGCGATCTCATGATAGACTTCTTTTGCCCGTTTTAACAATTCGGCATAGGAAATCCCATCGATGTCGAAAACGATTTCTTCTCCTTTCGCTTCGGTATAAGTGACCTGTTGCATTCTTCCCGAATCTTTATTATAACTCCTTAATTTTACCGTTACGTCTCTGCCTTCTCTTGTGGAAAGATTATCTTTGATCACATTGTGAGCCAGATGAAAACGTTTCGGTTTCGGAGGAATAGTAAGTTTCGACGGACTTTGAACGTAAAGGATCCCTTTTCTAAAAAATGCGTCTATTCCGTATTTCTTTAGTCTTGTTAAGACGTAGGAGGCTCGTCTTCCTTCTGTGGTGATGTCGTAGCTTACTCTTGTAGATGCGACGGAGGGATCAATTTTGGTCAATGTTCCCGGAAGAATGCACCGATTTACAAGAGAAGAAACGGTCATATTGTCTACATTAAAGTTTATAGTCTTTAATTGCAGATCAAACATTCCGTCCCGGCATACGATTTCTAAGGGGAGCTTGGGAGATACACTCACCACTGTTCCTTCAAATTCTAAACTTTCCGAATAGCCTTCATACCAAGCATACCATTGGACGAGATCTCCCTTTTTGACGCTTTCCCTAGCCCAGCCCTTCATTTTAGGAAGTTTGATTGTAAGTTGAGAAGACGGTTCATTTCTTCCGCTGACAAGTTCGGCCTCTAAGATTTTGTGCAAAACCATTGTCCCAATGCGAAGACGTTGCTTCATAACTAAGGCCATATTTTTAGCCTCTCTTTTGCAGCTTGGAAAGTCCTACGATCAACGAGTGCAGGAATGATGATTTTGTTTCCGACTTCATATCGGAGAATTTTACGCTCGTTCTCAATACGGATCCGTTCGCAAAAATGTTCAGTGAAGTAATACAAGAGACTCAAGGATTCGTAAGTGTCTGTTTCCAATACAGTATGATCAATAACCGAAGTTGGAATATCCATTCTGATCCGAAGAGGGATTCCTTCTTTTAGTTTATCGGTCCAGTCGAAGCCTATTTTTCTATTTAGATGAGTGTTCGTATCTCGGATGAGTGGCCAGATTGTCCAATCTCCCCAATAAGATGCAGCAATCCTTTGGAGAGTGTCGTTTTCGCGTGCGAAGTGAACTCTTTCGATCATAAGGGAGGAGTCTCCAAATCAAAAAGAGGATCATCACTTACAGCCTCAATCCTGCACGGAAGTTCGAAAGCTCGGTCCTCGTCTGGGAATTCTATCCGTGTCAGTAGTATATAAAAAATCTTTAATGCGTTTATTTTTGGGTGAATGATTGATAAGGATTCTTCTTTCTTCCATTTGGATACCACATCCCGCATTTCGGAGATTGCGCCAAGCTGAAGGCCGGTCGAGCTTACGAATTCGAATTCGATTGTAAGAAGCCAGTCGCGAAATCCTACGACCTCTTTTATAGTTCCCTCCATGCCGTTGATGGAAGTTTTCGAATAGTTCTTTTCTTGGGAAGCCGTGACTTTTGTTCCTCGGGGACAAGCGTATCCTTCGATCATAACAGGATCCAAGTCGCTTCCAGTAACAGCTAAGAACTTTCCGCCTGGAGAAGGATCTAAAATCATTTATCCCCCCACCGGAAATCCAAAACCAGGCGAGAGTGGATTCCCTTTTTCAGCGGATTTTCGGATTGCGTCTTCGAATAAGTTACCTATGAAAAGACCAGATTCCCTATAACCGGAAGAATTATTCTGGAATGTTACTTTATCAACGAGGCTCTTGATTGTGATTTGGATGGCCTGTGCTCCCATTCCTCCCGGGATTCCGCTCAATGGACTGTTTGCGAGTCCAGAAGAATCGAATTTAGGAAGTTCTAATGCTTTGGAGTATTGTGCATCCTTCTTTAAATCCAGTTTTGCTCCGCCTGTTTGTGTGAGCATTCTATCTTTTCCGCTCATTCCCAAGGAATCAAAGACGGTATTTGTAGCGGAAACACTCGGACTTGCAGGAGTCGGTACTGTGATCTTTTGGTCTTTTGTGGTTCCAACCGTTACCTTGTCTCCACCCATACCAAAGAATTCTTTTACCGCTGAAACTGCTTTGCCAATCCATCCCACAATCGATCCCCAGTTGTCCTTGATCTTAACAAGAGCGGCAATCGTCCAACCGATCGGACCCGTGAGTAAAAGGATGGCTGATACTAGATTCTTGTTTTCATTCCATGCTTTGGAAACGGCGGAAGTCCATTCATCCCAATAGTAGATCGCGGCGGCAACGACTCCCACTGCGAGTAGGATCCCTGCAACTACCCAGGTGATCGGATTCGCCCAGAAGGCCGCATTCAAGAGTGTAGTTGCAAAGGTTAGTGCTTTTGTCGCTCCTGCTTGGATAGCTTGCCAAGCCGCAAGTGCTTTTGTTTTACTCGTTACAATTCCATAGACAAAACTTAGGGCCATCCAGGAGTAAGTGGCGAGACCCACAATTCCGATCAGTGCGTATTCTGCTACGGTCAAGGCGATTGTCGCGGTTTTATTTGCCACTTTCGCAATCCAGTTTTTTACGGTAGCCGCTGTATTAAACAAAGTGGCCGCCGCCGCAGAATTAGTAACGGCTGTATACATTCCAATGACTCCGACAAGAGTAAGAAAGGATCCACCCAAGAATAGCACAACGGACCCGCCGAATACAAGATAGGATACAAATTGCTTTAGTGTCGGATTTGCATCCAAAAGCCTCGTAACTCCGGAAAGCATATCCGCAAATCCTTTGGTGACGGATAGCAGGGCTCCATTTCGAATCGGCTCGGAAAGACTTGCCTTTAATGCTTTCCATCCGCTTTCTGCTCTTCCGATTTGAGAATCCAAATCCTCCAAATTTGTTCCGGCCATCTTATTTAAGGCGTCCGCTGTCCCGCTCAGATTTGCGTCTTTGATCTCTGAGATGGAAGTTTTCAATTCTCCAATTTTTGGAATTAAGTTTTCCACTGCGGCGACAGCTTCCTCGGAGCCGAGTGCTTTTTTGATTTCGTTTCTTGCATCCAGTTTTAGAACTTTGTTCCCCGTTGCCTGATCGACTATAAAGGATTTAGAATATTTCTTGTTCAGTTCCTCCAAAAGTGCTGGCATTGTTTTGATTTGGCCCTGCGCATTCTTAGCGTTCAGTCCTAGCTTTTGGAATCCTTCTCCTGCCGTACTTAAAAAAGCTCGATAACTTGTTCCAGCGACTCCCGGTTGCATCGTATTTTGGAGTAAACCGAGAACACTCATTTGCTCTTCTAAAGTGACTCCCATTCCGGCGGCGGTTGCTCCGAGGGACTGGATGGCCGCTTGCATTTTCGCGCCATCCGTTTTAAATTTTTGAACTGAAATAGATAGAGTATTCGAAAAACGTAATGCAAAAGCCGCATCCGATTCGTTATACATTTTCTTAAATTGTGCGTGGGTTGTACCAAAGAGATCCGCAAGACCTGCAAAATCTCCTTTGGTTGCAATGGCCGCTTGCCCCAAAGCTTTCGCTACACTAGAAAGTTCCGCAGGGTTTAAACTCGAAACTGCGGATTTGATGTCATAAATACCTGAAAGGAACGTTTCTTGTGCGATCCCAAGATCCCCGGTCATCCCGCGAACCTCAGAGGAAATTTTAGTCACTTCTTCTCTGGAAACTCCTAAAGACTCTATATTCTTTTCGAGTTTACCCGCTTCTCTTCCTGCATCGATAAGAGACTTAGAAAAGTAGAGTCCAGCGGAACCGTATTCGAGCATACGTTGGCCCGCTTTGGCAAGTCCCATAGAACGATCGAAAAGTTGAGCAGACGCACTTGTGTCATCCATACTTTTCCGAAGAGATTTCCAACGGCCTTCGATTTCACCGAGTCGACCGGAAACATAGTCTTTGAGGCTTAAAACGACCCCTAATTCAAAGGCGTCCATCCACTTCTCCAAAGGAGATATACAATGGATGTGAAAAGATTAGTTGCGAGGGGAAGGTATTTTAAAAATCTGTTTTTGTTAAAAGGAATGACAATCAGTGCCGGAACAATTCCAAGCAAAGGGAAGAGGGATAAAAGATGTAAAAATCCGTAGATCACCCCGGCAAACGGAATTAGATCGCTTGCTTTCGGGTTCTGTGAATCATAGCCTTTCCAGTCCTTTGCCATTTCCAGTTTTCCTAATTCTAAATTACCAATAACCCCGGACAAATTCTTCACCGACTAAAGGCTTTTGCAATGCCTTTTGCGACCCCCGCCGCAATTATATCGATGATCCTTTCTTGAGTCCATTGTAGGTCCTTACTTCGTTTTGCAACTTCCTTCGCATCGAAGGGATCCGGAAGAGAATCCTCGGGAAAAAGAAGCCTTATCAGATTTTCAAACGCACCGATTCCCGAATGGATTTCAGCTTCCCGATCCTCTAAAGCTTTTTTGAAATTGCCTCTTGATTTACTTTTGCAAGATCGAAAAGTTTTCTGCTAATCGCCGCCGCAAGGCCGGGCGCACCCGAGTTTATCCAACCTCGGAATATCTCCGCAGACGGATACACCAAACAACGTTGCACGAAATCTATATCCGACTCGATCGGATCCAGTTTCTTCGCTCTTTCGGATGCAGAAGATAGAATCTCCTTGGAAGGAACGCGGCAAAGTGTATGGAATTCTCCTTCCACCGCTAAGTGATGTAACCCTCCCTTGTCTGAAAGAAACTCTTTGATCGCATCAATTTCGACTTGGTATTTCTGTAAAAATTCCTCGTCCACGGGGATATAGGTATTCGGCAACTGTGCGACTGCTTCCCTATAATCGTCGTATTTCTGTTTTCCCTGCATTTCCATTTTGACTCCTCCTTATTTTAAGAAAACGTGATGATCGGATAACTCACTACGGCGAAATCCATATCTGTTTCGGAAACGTCGGATCCCACTTCCGTCGGTAAGTTGAATTTCATGATCTTTACGGCTGGAACTACAAGAAGAAGTGTTCCTCCTTCTACTTCGCAACGCGCGGTCAACGGAGAAGGAGGAAGTTTTAGTAAGTCGCCTCCAAACGGAGCCGCAAGCTGGATCAAATACTTTAACTCGTCTATTTCGATCGTTGCTTTTGCGGATCGTTTATAGCTTTTTACGGACCAGCTTACAGGTTCTCCTCCCTTTCCTAATTTAAAGGAAATGTCGGATTCGTATTGGATATCGAATTTCGAGAATTTTATGAGTTCTCGCCCGAATAGGGTTAAGGTAAAATTTTCGAAACTGATCGCTTGAGGTAAAATATCACCGGGTTTCATTCTCTACTCCTTCTTTATCCTAGTACGAACTCGGTCGTCCATTGGATCGTATCGAGCCTATCTTTGATCTTCATCTTCATGGTTGCCGGAAGGACCTTTTTCTCACCGACCTTCTTGATTGTTCCAAAGATGATTTCGTGGCCGGAAATTTCCGCCTCTCCCGGACGTTCCATTTCTTCGGAGACTTTCTTATCCACCTCGGCCTTGATCGCATCTAAGCCGCCGGATCCAGAATTTGTTTCTGTGTCCATTTTAAGGAACGGTAAGGATCCCCGGTAAACAATCCGGTGCATCTTGTTTGCTCTTCTAAGTTCCGGAATATTTTGGAAGTCCGAAGCCGGTGGAGCCATGAGATTATCGCTTGCAATATACACTCCTTGCCAATCCGGATAAATCTTGAGCATGGTAAGGCCAAGATCATCTAACGCACCAAGATAGTTCTTATATCCTTCGATCCAGTAACGGATCCCGATAAAAGTTCTGGATTTGTTCTTTGCAACCCAGGCCGCACTTACGTTTACCCTGGATGCGGCAAGTCTTGCACAAAGAAAAGTTGCCGCGTTTCTCCATTCTCCGATCGAGTCGGCTAATTCGAGAGAGGCATTCCATCCTCCTTGGGAATCGGTTCCGCCCGGAATGTAGCGACCTTCCGCACCGATTACGGCAATCCTTTCGTTTTCGTAAGAGTCCCATTCGTCTTGCATCCGAAGAAAATAGGATTCTACTGTCTCTGCGGTTTGTTTTCTTTCAGTTTCCAAAACTCCGAAAATTCGGAAAAGGTTTTGAGTTCTCATCTCTTCGAGTAGAACAGAAACGGAGACCGCGAAAGCCCGATTGACTCCTCCAATATGGTGGAACCAGTAAAAAGGATTATTTCCTTGATCGATTGTTTTTAAAACTTCGATTGCGACTAAACGTTTGGCCGCAGACGCAGTCGGTCCTTTGATATTAAAAGTAAAGGTATCTCCAACCTTGAAGGTGTCTGCTTGCGCAGTTGTGTCGTTTGTAAAAGTTGCAGTAACACCTACTGCAAGTGCAATGACTCCACCTACAGGAGTGATCACAGGAGGACCGAAAGCTTCGCCTCCGTTCTCACTCTTGCGATACTCCGCAGTTCCCAACGCACCGGCTTTCGTAATTTTTAAAACGACCATTCTACTTCCGGTAGGGGATCCTTCGATTGTCGGAAGATCTGCAAGCCCTGTATTTTCCTCTCCGGCTACTGCGGGATCTACACTTCCGGGCTGGTCGTTTTCGGGCCGGATGCAAAGAACAGGAACCGGAACTTCTCCCGCTTCCTCGTTGAATTCTTCGAAATGTTGTTTGAGTGCATCGACTAGCTCACCCTGTACAAATACATCCTTCCCTTGACCATACGTTGAGATCAGGATCGGCTTATTTGCATCGTAACCTTCCGCCTGTCCAATTTTGGCGTGAACCTTATCCTCGTAAGGAAAACTATTTCCGAGTCCGCCGGAAACGTGTGTAGTTGATACGGAACCTATGGCCATATTATTCTCCTTTTGCTCCTATAAAGACTTTGATTTTCATCCGAAGCCCGTTCATGTCCGGACAGCGAACCTTGACTCCCGTTAAAGCTTGCGTTCCTGCAAGTTTTAACTCGTTTGCTCCGATCCAAATTTCGGAGTCATTTAATTCGAATTCGAACAAAGCGGGTTCTCCCTCTTTCACTCCAAAACTGGAATTCGTTTCGTCCCAAACACCTTCCAAGTGAATTATATCCACTTCGGTGAGTTCCTGCATTGGGATACTCTTGGGTCCGGACGCTTGAGAAACTTTGATCGAATAGTTCTCCAATACTTCCCCGCAGTCGAAGAAGGAATTCGTAGAAATGATCTCCTTCTTTAATATAGCGTTATCCGGTATCCGGACCTTATGGATCATCGTCACTATTTGGTATCTGTCCATGATCACACTCTCTCCAAAGTCGGAACTGACTCTTCGAGCTCGGCTCCTCCCAAAGTTTCTTCCTCTTCGATCGTATAGAGACCGTCTCTAAAAATGATCTCCACATAGAGTTTATAATTTCCGGTTTCTTTAGCCGGGTCGGTGATGATTCCGTTTTTACCGAACCGGACTTCTATCGGGATCCCTTCGTCTGTCTGGATCCAGCGATGTTCTGACACGAACAAAAGACACTGGTCAAGGATCCCGCGTTCTGTTACGGTGCTTACGACATCCGCGTCCGGTGTTTCCAACCAAAAGTCGACAGTATATTTGAAATCTTGTTTGATTTGGCGTACTGCGTTTTTAAGGAATGTGTCTCTTCCTCGAACGATTTTCGCCAATCTGTGTTTCACTTTTCTTGCAATGCTGTTTGTCGGTTCGCTTGCTTTTAAAATTGCACAAGGAATCTTCTCTTGGATGGAATCCAAAGGGGGTTGGTATTCAAAAAATCGATCCGAAGGAATTGCAGAGTCTTCTCCTTGCACAAGACCTTCTACCATCGCTCGAAGATATTCTATATGAGTACGTCTCATTTGAATATTTCTCCGAGCGCAGTTTTAAAATTTTCGAGAATCTGTTTTTTAGAATCTTCTAATGCAGGTCTAAAGTAAGGTCTTTCCGGAATTCCAATAGTTTCGAAACCGAATTCCTGAGCCCGTGCCTGCTTCTTGTTTGTTCCTACTACAAAAGTCGAATCGTTCTCCTTAACGATCTCAAAAGAAGAAGAGAGATCTCCTTCCGCGATGAGAGTCAGATTCGACTGTCCAAGTTTTGCTTTTCTCTCCTTCGTTTCTTCCGAAAGTTCCGGCCAATTGGATTTGTATTTTTGGGAACGGATCCCTTTGATTACATTCGCTTGCACAAGAGCCGCGTTCTGCTCCTGTACATGTTCGATCTTTTTTCTTCCTTGAGAAATCGCTTGGTTCAGCTTTGGACCGAAAGTATCCGTTACGGAAAGAAACTTGTTCATGCCTTGTTTCCTCCTGCTTTGGGTTTTCTGATTTCGATTCGAATTAAAACAAATCCTTCGATCTCTTGTGCTGGATGAATGGTATCTACAAGCCAATCACCGGAATCTTCTTTTCGGATCCTACATTCCGGTCCGAGAGATTCACTGCTTAAATCCCCAGGACGTATTTGGCAAACGGCTCGATATTCTTGCCTTTCACCGACTTCCGTATCCGAAATCGGATCTTTCCAAATCCATACACATGGAATTGCTTTTCCGGGCTGGTATGTGATCTTTTTGGATGCGTTTAGTCCGGAAGGACCAGCTACAGAAACCGGGGTGAGAATTTGGATTTTGCCTTGCGTTCCTTTTTCAAAGGCGCGATCAAGCATAGCGGCAATACTCATTTATGCCACCCCTGGAGATTCGGAAGGATGTTTACCAAAAAGCAAAAAATATGCTTTATTCCGAAATCCTTCCGCGATCTCTCCGCGTTCATCCGTTCCCATGCGGGAGCGTTTTACTCTTGTTCCTTCTCCACCTCCGGAAGATACTTCCTCCGGATCAAAAGCGTCATTGTAGCCGAATTCTTCTACAATCTCCGCCTTAACGAGAAGAACCTCGGCCATCCGAAGCTCTGTCGCAACTGGACGGGAATCTGGGATTTGTATTCCCCAAGATTTCATCCGGACCTTGGCTAAAGCCGCCGCCGAGTAAAGATATTCTTCGTATGGAGACACGCTCTTTCCCTCTCCTTCATCGGAGAGATCCAAGCTCTTAGCCTGGATACGAAGTTGTTTCTTTAACTCGACAGGATCGTTTAACATTGCTTTAGCCTTCTTCTTAGGCCGCCTTAGTTTTGTAGTGACAGCTTGCGGAGAATAATTTCCCGAATTCGAATTCGTAGCTGATCACTGTTCCTTCGATCTGCTCTCGGATGAAACGATCGCTTTCTACAAGTTGACCTGAGGAATCTTCGAAGAGTTCTAGAGTGACGTCTTTGTTCCATGCAAGTATAACGTCGTCCGCTATCTCTGGATGGGTTTTCCAATTCACCCCGAAGAAGTTCAGGACTTGTCCGGTCTTGACATAGCCTTCGAGTAAGTTCATCGACTGGAACTGTTTAAAGTTCGTTTCGTCTGTGAGCATCTTTTCAAGGAAAGTCTTATTCACTACAGCATGAGTGAACTCGACTCCTTGATCAGCGGAAAGTAACATGTTAACCACATCCGCATACTTGAATGTAGTAGTGGAAGTTGGAGAAGTCGGAGCCGCGGTATTCTCGTTTCCGTCTCCGTCTTTGATAACCTGTAAAGCTCTCTGGGTGATCTGTTGGGATAGTTTCCAACCGAAGACTTGGAATACGTTCTGAGCCTTTAGGATTTGCATCCTTTTCAAAACTTCGTAAGTGAAATCGATTTCGAGTCCAACCTTATTCGTTTTGAGTGGTTTGCTTTTGGTAGCAATGACCGCCTTTGGAAATTGTCCGTCCTCTTTCGTTTTGCGTTTTGCCTTTAAATCGGATCCGGTAATATCAAAGGCGGTGGATACGACTGCTCCTTGACTTACTCTCGTTTTCACCGAATAGGTATCTTCGAGTTTCACTTGGAGTTGTCCCATGTTCATCCCGATATAGATGTTCTGGTTTACGAACTCCGGAAAAAGATACTTGGACTGGTTAGAAGCTTTGATGAAATCCTCCACCGCGAAGTTTGCTCTTCCAATTTGGAGATCGTTCGCCATAAGCTGGCGTTCGAATGCAGAAAGATCTTTTCCCGCTGGCGTTTCGGGATCGTATCCGGCGTCCAGTTCTTCTTTTTCCATGAACTCGCTCATACTCAAGCCTTGAGCCTTCGCGTCATGGTATACACCGGCTTCTAAATCGAGTAAAACGATGCCGTTGTCTAATTTTCTGTGTGCCATTTGCTTCCCTCCTTAAAGAATAAAGGCGACTTTCTTATTCGCGCTATCGATCGAGATCACAAGTACTCTGTTCCCACCGGAAACTACGGCTTTGATCTTTCCCGCACCGTCTGCTTGGACGTTCTGGAAATTGAGTATTGGATCTGCACCGGAATAATCGTATTCAAAAACTCCGGAAACCTTTAAGGCCGCGATTTTGTCTTCGACACTCACGATCTGACCTGCGGGAGTTTCTCCATCCGCACAAAGAACCACTTGCATATTTGCAGAAATCTTTGCCGGTTTTCCTAGGTCTTCTTTCGTAAGGCCGCTATGTTTTACGGCGATCGTCTTGGGTTCGATAACCCCGCGATAACCGACATCAAAAGGATCTGTAAGAGCCATATTTCCTCCCTTTATTTCCTAAGTTTAAAGTTCTTAGAATCGGCTTTTTTCCGGGGGATTGTTTCTCCCGGTGGTTCACTTAAACTTCCGGAAGCTCGGCTGATTTTTTTAGAACCGCAATCCTCACATTTAAGGGAATGCGTTTCGTCTAACTTGGCTCCGTATTGTCTTCCGAATGCTCTGGCCTGCTCTAAGTTTGCCCCTTGGATCAAGGATTCGATTACGGAATCCGGCTTTCCTTTGGAGAATAGTCTGTAAGCTGTCAGAGCCTTTTCTCTTTCGGATCCCAAAATTTTCTTCGGTTCCTCCAAGAGTGCTTGGAGTTCCGAAACCTTGCCCGAAAGGTCGACGTTTTCCGGAAAAGATTCGCTTCCGAAAAGTTTCGCGAATTGATTCAGGCTTTCCCGCAAAACAGCGTTTTGACGCGCTTCGTTTTGTAGTTTGGTGATTGTTTTCCCCGCTTCTTCGAGCACGGATTCGACTTTCTCCGACGGTAGTTCCAAAGATTCGCCCTCCCCAGAGGACAGACCGAATTTTTGGGTATCTACCCCCAGAAGTGATAAAATAGTGCGTTTGATCTTCATTCTATCCTCCTGCGAGTTTGGGTTTAAATGATTGCCGTTTGAATTTTGAAATCCGGAAAACTTTCTTGCGGTTGTATCCGCAGGGATTGCTACAAGGCTTGTTTCCGGTACGGACAAAATTTTCGTAACGATGAGTCTTACGATTTGTCCATCCACCTTTTCGCCTAAGCGATAGTAGAAGTTATCCAAGTTCGGATGAGACTTTTCGTACGCGAATGTAATGCCTACCGAATTTGCATCGATTAAAGGAGGATCCGTTTTGAGTCTTCCGATAACATCCGCACCGAAAGCTTTATAAATTCGAAATATTGCATCGATCCCAGGGATTCCGTTTCGTTCGGAGAAATTCGGCTCTCTTGTGATTCCTATAGAATTGCGAACACTCCTTTGGTGATCCGTATAAACTTTGGTTACAAAGAATGAAGCGGCTGATTCCAAAACTCCCGGCTTGGAAAAATCGGTCCAATAGCCTTCGATCAATACCGCAGACAGCATTCTAAATTGAAATTCCGCAAACTCCTCATTCTCGGTTAGTGCTACTTGATTTTGCGTTCCCGCAAAGGACGGACCACCTTGCAAAAGAGTAGCGTGGAGGGAACGAAATTCCCCCCGCGCTGTGCCAGAGTGATGAAGGACGAGTCCGGATTCTAAAGTTGTGAATCCTTTGGAATCGAATTGAAGCTTTGCAGTTGCCACACGGCAAGAATAGCCGTTAGGTTTTTTACAGGAAGAGGTTTAGAAAAACGTTAGACTCGAATGTCCTCTATGTCCGTTCTTTTTTGTTTCTTCTGGAATTGATCCAGCTTTCGACGTCTGAGATTAGCCACACTGTAGATCTCTCTCCTAATTCATAACTTGAAAAGGGAAACACACCGCTTTCTTCCCAACGATGGATTGTTTTCTCGCTCTTTCCTAGTATCCTCGCAAACTCTTTCGTCGAGTAAAACATCTTTCTTACGTGAGAAGAAAGTTTAATACGAGAAGGTTTTTCAGAGACAGCGTTCATATATAACCTTTCCCTAAAATTCTAAAAATACTTGTCAATGAGAAAAAAGAGACGTAAGATTCTTTTAAAGACTTAGGCGATGAAAACAGAATCTAAGATCTCTAAAGATCAATTACGAAAACTTTGGGTCACTGCAAGAGAAGCAGGTTTGGACAAAACCAAAGTATACGATCTTGTTTTAGAAAATACAGGATCCGAGTCTATTTCTTCCCTCAGTTCTTCCGAAGCTAAGAAAGTAATCGAATCTTTGAACTTACTCCGAGTGAATTTGTCGAAACGAAAACCGAAGGATCCGCTTTCCATTTTACAGAGGAAACTTCAGAAACGATCTTATGAGCAATCGGAAATGGCAAAGGTCCTTTGCGGGAAGATTAATGAGAAAGGAGTTTATACGATCGACTTGGAGGAGTTTTCGTTAAGACAGTATCGTAAGCCGTTTAGCCTTTTGACTCGCGGCCAGGCGTCAGGTTTAATTCAGGGCTTAAAGGCGATTTTGGAGAAATCGCATGGGTGACCGTAGCAAGGAATAAATACGAATGAGAGCAATCGAATGCCTTATCTTATCATTTTTTCGTGTTTTACTCAGGACTAAGGGGCTTTACATAATTAATCGCATCTATCCGAAATGGGAAAATCAATTTGAGGGGGGAAAAGAATATGGTCTACACCGTCAATCATTGACCTTATAATATCTGCATCCTCAATTAAAGCTTGTAATCTAATTTGATCGCCATCTTGAACCCCTTCATAGGTAAGCTGATACGTTTGATTATTTAAGCAGGCCGTAGCATTCCGATTGCGAAGTATGTTATGATTGCCATCAGCTTTATCGATTATAATGAAGATTACTCGACAAAATCTCCAACCTACATCCGCCATCGGGATTCTAACTTCTCCGTTATTCACTAAAAAAGATTTTTCGATATAACTGTAAGTTCCCATTGTATACCTTAATTGAATTGAAATTCTTTTTATTGCTTTGTGTAGGTTTTAGTATCTATAGTCAAATCAGTTGCATTTATCGAATAAGAATAACAATTCCAGGGGGATAAATCACTCATCCACACTTTTTCGCAATATTGACCTGATTCGATTTTCCATTCTAGTTGCAGATTATAGTTACTGTGAGTAGCGCAGGCGTCTTTGATTTGGTCGAATGTCCAAAGGGACACAACAGTATCGTTAAAATTATATGTAATTGTTGTTTGGGTGCATGCATCAGTAAAATCCTCATTTTTCCATATGCCGATAAATTCAGGATGAGTTGACTTAGCGATAGAAACCCCAGAACATAACCCGCAACAAACGGGTTCGATTGCGCAACTTATAGAAAGAGCCTCTTGGCTTTGATCCTTGCTCCCCCCGCAAACATAGAATAACGAAGCAAAAGCAAGAATAATAAAGAATTTATACATACCGCTCTCCGTTTTCGGAAATCAATTTGCAATAATCTCTTGCAGCTTTCCGCAATGAGAAGTGGCCAGCGTCTGCGTCCATTTTTCCGAATAATATGTCATATTTAGAACTTTAGAGGAGCTATTTAAAGAACATTTATAGACGCTACCACCTGTGGGACATTGTTTCAAGCGAAAATCACCGCCTGACATTTTTGAACAATATTCGTTTGCCTGGGTCTGTGAATAATTTGAAACAAAGTCTACACAAGTCGCGCTCGCGTTTACTACGCAGGACTCCGCCGCGAAGATTTCAACGTGAATCAAAAGACAAAACGATAATATAAATAGATAATTTTTCATACGCTATATTCCTTCAAAGATGGCAATAGCCAATGGCAAAGCAGGCAACCACAATGCACCACGGATCAGCGGGATCTATATTTAAAGCTCGGCAAAAGTTTCCCAATATTTCGTTAAGATCGATTCGTTCACCATACAGTGCTTTTATCCCGGCTATATCATCAGAATTCAACGATTTAACTTCACCATACCCAAGAGAATAATACATCAACGCTCCTTTTAAAACCGGATTCGACTCATAAGGTCTTTCAGAAGAATGCAGTAAGCCGAGGCAATGTCCTAACTCATGCTTGAATGCAGTAGGTAATGACAATTTAGTATAATCAACAGGGTTAATAAAGAATGGACGAGGAAAGATCATCACATCGCAATCATTGATTTCCAGCGTTTGAGTAACCCCCCATGGGACAGCAGCGGCGATGGCGTTTGGCATATAGAATAATCTCGCAAGAATATCTAAATCCAGCGTTGCAATAATTGAGTTATTAAAATCTCTAGCCACAGTTCTATTAGATGTTGAGCCAAAATCCGCTACAGTGACATTTGAGTTCCCTTCATTGTTCCAAGATGAGTATGATGGCCAAAGAACTTCTGATATTACCCTAGGTGGCGAATTCACAGTATCTGTATAAAACATTTCCAAATTATAGCGAAATCCTACAAGTGGTTGGATAACATTCCATTGCCATCGAAAAAAAATTATCGTATAGGAAGAAAGACTTCCAGTTAAAATAATCAGAAGAGCTATAATAGCAAATAGCTTGATTTTCATATTTTTCATAATTCGTTACCGTCTTAAAAACTGATTTTTCCGATCTGCCCAAACGTAACGTATTTTACGCCATCGATCGTCCTGATAAATACAAGAACCCTTTCTCCAGATGTGAATGAGGCAACATGAGAAGGGAAGAGTTTGATTCCGTCGACCTCTCCGCCGAGAGTTTTCACTACGATTGTATCCCCCTCGGTCAAAACCCCTGATTCATCCAGATAGATTTGATTTGTCCTAAGGGTAACATTAGTCGTAATCAGTTCATGGGACGCTATTGTTTCGAGCGAAGACGAAAGGCTCTGCACACTAACATCTGCGATTGTATCAGACTCTTGAATAAGAGATTGCGTGAATTCTCCCGCGTAACGTTCCACCAACGACTCGTTTGTTGAATCGAAAAATCTAAACTTGTCCAGAGAAAACATTGGGCTCAAAACATATTCCGTATCAAATGCTCGGATCATTGAGTAGTTTGGACCTGGAAGGACTTTTATCTCGGTCACCTTTCCTGAAGTTACGGAAAAGGATCCCAGGGCATCGAATTTATTCTCGTTATTTGGTGTTATTAATTTAACTTCATAGGACTTATTTCCTTCCTTAGCTGTGACTGCCCCATTTACGTAGAATCTTATACCAGATATATTCAAAGAAGAATTAATAATAGCAGGATAGCCTAACAGTTCAGCTATATTCTGGGAATAGTCTTTATCAAAAGTCAAGGTGGCCTGGGACGAGAAAATTGGAATCTCGCTACCATCATTTACCAATAAAGAAACTTTACTAACCGGGACCAAAAGCGTATCGTACGAAATTGCAGTAGGAGCATCACCTAAAAGGCTATCGAAAATCTTCGATTTCGTTCCAAAGGAAACGTCTTTTCCAATAATTGTCCCTTTAACGATCACCGAGTTATCCACATTAACGGAACCATAAGGAGAGTATACATTTGCAGTTATGCTTGTATTTGAACCAAAGTTTACCGATGAGAAAGAAAAAGCCCAGAATTTGTGATCCTTGCTTTCGGCATAAATCAAAAGGTCTTTTGGATCTCCCGATAGAGGTGTAACGAGACCTTTAGGTAGTACATATAGGTCGTTCTTTACGGTTAGAACGCAAGTGCCGGAACAGAAAAGGGAACCTCTTGGATTTATATAAACTGATCTAAGTTGGTAGTATCCCTCGCTCAGAGTAACTTTCGCCCCTGGAAATATTATTAAATCCTTATATTGTCCTGGATTTAATGCCTTATCTGATTTTGCTACAATAGAGTTTTCGGATGGAGTTCCTATTAAAAACTTTGGAAGTATTGGTAAGTCGCCTACGGGGGTATTTTTTTCTGTAATTTGAGCGCTATGGCCGATTTTGTATTCGTTTGCAAAAGCCTTACCTAAGATCTTCGAATTCGAATTTAAAGATATTGTATCTGCTTTGGAAATATAGTTTTGCTCTTGAGAAGCAAAACTTTGGAAGGCCAACTCAGCTCTAAACCCTTTACATGAATCTTTAGAAAAGAAACCTTTGCATTGTGTAAGAGCGAATAAATTGCTATTGATAGAAGCACCTGGACGAAGAGAGATGGATTTTAACGCGACTATACCATTCGCTAAAAGTGTTTGCTTACTAATATTTGGAATACCAGTGTTTCCTGGTAGTATTTCCGGTAATAAATCATTGATCGGAATTTCCGTTACGCCGTTAGGAAATGTTTGTGATGCGATGATTTTTCCATAGAAACCGTTTTTCCCTAAACGCGAATTCATTGCTCTTTCGATTATTTCGTCATTGGATAAAGTATCTAACTTCTCATCAGAATCTGAATTTTTGACTCCGAGTAAGTTAAAAATGGAAAGTCCGTCTTTATTCTCGCTGGACCTACCGCAACCTATCGTCACAAGGGAGGTAACAGCTAAAATTGCAATAAGTCGCGTCATTTGCACTTCCTCAAATCAAGGGATTGATTTACCAAAAGAAGGCTTTTGTATGGCTGTTTCCAGTGTTTTTTTGGCTTATAAGATTTAAAAACGTCTCAATTTAGTTAAATTTTTGACTCAAATAAGAATATCTCACGGTTCAATTGGGATTAATGTCTATTCGAGTTCCAATCTTCGTAGCATTTGCTTTCGGCTCGTGGATCTAAATACCGATTTACGTTAGCCTTATCCAAGCAAGCTCGCAAAGACTCTTTCTCAATATAAGGGATTATATCGTAAAAGGAAGGTTGGCCTTTGCCACAAATCCTTTCATAGACCACCATAAATTCTCTCATTTCACGACTATTACTGATTTTGAGGGCATCAGTGGCCGTGTGAGAAGGAACAGCTTCTAAAACTCCTTTTGCAGTTTTGACCCAGATCTTCGTAGGATCCTCTTCAACTTTCGCACTTGTGAAATCCGGTCCGGGTGAAAGGATCCCAAAATTAGGGCATTGTGCTTCGATATGTTTTGGGAGGTGTTTGCCGGATTCAATGTAGTGATCCTCAACCGCAAACATGATCCGAAAGAGCCATACAAGTGCTTCACCCATAGTTTATATACCTAAAGACTTATCCGATTTTATGACCCATAAAGTCGCAAAAAAGCAATATTTTTATCAAAATTTCCCCTTGATTTGTCCAGGCCGAAAAAGATACTAAACAGACGATAAGAGATAAAATACTATGTTGGATAAATCAAATAAAGGAGAGGTCTTGAAAGAGATCCGCACTGTTCTTGAAGTTCTAGTTCACAATTCCCGCCAATTAAATTATGTCCCGATGCCTGTCTTAGTTGACGGAGCAATGGAGAGAATCAGAGAGATAATTTCGCCACAAGGTTCGGATTATTTATGAAAAAGAAGCCGGGCCATTTCTCGTAGGCGCTTCCATTCGTCATCGGTCAAATTCATCAATAAGCGTAGGAAATCCTTCATCCCTTCGCGCTTTTGTAATACTCCAATCATTTCCCGAGTTTCATCTGCTTTTTTGTAAATTTCCTCAGCACTCGGGATAAACATTTCCCCTTCGCCAGTCAATAGCCAGTTTATATCGACTCGAAATTTAAAAGAGATCTTTACGATCGTTTCTTGGGAGAATGATTTTCCTCTATTAATCACATCATTCACGAAAGCAGGGGTAACACCTATGTTTTCTGCGAATTTTCTCTGAGTTATTCCGAGGGCTTGGATAAGCAATGCGATTCGTTCGCCCATATTCAAACCCCGCAGGTCAACATTTCTAAGAATTGTTGACCTTTAAAAAAAATACGCCTGCAGATAATTTTCATTGCAAAAATACGTCTATAGAGTATATACGCTAATAGTTAATTAGATAGTATATCGACCAAGGTTAAGGTCAACCATGAACAATTACGATTCATTAAAGCAGGAAAAAAATTTCACTTCTGAGAATATTCATTCTCGCTTTCTCTCCGCAGAAATCAGGCGGCAAATTAAGACCGAGCTAAGATACCGATACGGAAGCATTGCGGAATGGGCTAGAATGCATGAGCTGAATTACGGTTATGTCAGCCAGGCGTTGAACGGAGTGGCCCCTGGTCATAATATACGTATTCTATTAGAGAAAGAAGGACTTCTCCAAGTACCTAAGGAGGCTAATCATGCTTCTACCTAAAAGGAGAGGTCCAAAGATTCCTTTCAAGATAGAACTTGTTGCGAAATCGGGGAAAACCATATCTTCTATTTCGCACAAAAATTCTATTGATAAGTCTTTAATCTAACGCTGTTTACGGGGCCACAAAACCTCCGCACGAGTAAATTCAATCCTCCTCGCCGAATGGGAAATCTCCGTCGCCGATGCGCGGGAAGCTTACCAAGAACACAAAGAAAGAGAAGCATTAGGAAAGCCTGTTACATTCGAAGAAGCCTTCGAATGGATGGTCCGCAAAAGATACGATTACCGTACTAAGTTTAAAGGACTCGAAGCCTCTTGGGAAGAATTCCGTAAATCTCAATATGATCTTGTATATCCGATATATCGTGCGGCGTACGCTCCGAGGTTTGCCGCATGAACACCGTCGATCGGATCCGTTTCTTACGCCAAGCAATCTATACTAAACTTTGTGAGGACGTTATCCGCGATATATCTAAAGAACTAGACCCAGACGGGAAATTGAGATACCGCAAACTTTCCGACAAAGCCATCATTCGCGCGGCGATGGCAGAAACGTATATTGAGCAACATGGAGAGAGAGCAGATTACGAAGAATGGCAGAACAAGGAACTTATAGAAGCTATGATCCGAGATGAGCGGGAGTTAGAAATATGAAAGAAAAGCATCCGCTTAAATTCAGAAAAGCCCTTATACATTCCGGTCTCTCTGAAACCGAGTTTCGGGTTTATTGGAATCGAGTTCATGATCTCCAAAAGGATAAACTGAGCGCGAAAGAGTTGGCTTTACTCATAACGATCGAAGTGGAAATGAGGCCAGCCTCGATGGATCCAAATCCAGCGGCACAATATAAGAAAAACGAGATGCTCCCCGATAAAGAGAAAAGGTTTTTCGAGGCGATTGTATGAAGTATTACGTTTACTTGCAACCTCCACAGCTTCACTACAAAAAGCCTACTGTTTGGAGTAAGATCAAAGATTTCCTCTTCGGACAGGAAGAGAACGGAAATTTTCAAAATACCAGGAGAGCGTATCGGCAATGACAAGTTCTGCCAACATTCTCCTAAAACCATGCCCGCGATGTGGAGCTACGAAGCCTTATTCAGGAGAAAGACTATTTCCTTCGATTGGTTGGGGATTCGTTATATCCTGCTTAAATTGTTTTGCGGAGACGAAGCCTTTCGAAACTCCCCAAGAAGCGATGTCAGCTTGGAATAGCGGAGAGCTAGCTTGAGGATTGGAGGTCGAGAAAATGCTTAAACAAACTTCCGAAATCATACTTGCTCGGCATTCCGTTATAGAAGGATTACTCGCCGTTGGCCTAACGAACATGACAGAAGTCGCAAAAACGATGATCGATTCGAATGTATGCCACATGGCATTTTTGAAGAAGAACGGATTACTACAAGATTACGAGGAATTTGTCAACGAACTCAAGATAGATATAAACACGGAGGAACAGAATGTCAAAAACAAAGACTAAGGAGCAAAAGGCAGTAAAACAAACCACCAAGCCCGAAAAGAAAAAAGCAATCGAAAAGGCTTGGAAAGAGGAAGGAGGAGAAATTGAGGTAAGTAAACCCTCGGAAATATCTCTTCCAGAATCGAATTCTATAGTTCCGCTTGTCACACCGGAACAGAGAAGAACAAGACTCAACTATCTAATGAGCCAAATCGGAGCCGGAACCGAAATGATTCGGGTCGGACAAGAAACGGTTCTCGTAGCTCTTGCCGAAATCAACCGGGAGCAACTTTATTTGGAAGTTCCAGGCTGTAACGGAATGGAGCAATTCGTAAATGAGAATACAGTCTTCGAATGGTGGAAGATCGAAAAAGCTCTTCCTGCGGTAAATAAACTTTTCTCTTCTGAGATCAACCGGAAGTCTTTAAACGGAAAGAGCGACAAAGTTCTTCTTCGTTTGATTGAAGGGTTGAAGGAAGAGAATGCACTTTTCGAAGAAGGCGAAGTTCGTTTTCCAGATGGTCGAGTGATGAATCTTTCCGATTTCGAAAAAAGCCTTATATCAAAGAATCAAAAGGAAATCTCAAAACTACTTTCGGAGAAAGATAAGAAGATCGGGGATTTGGAAAACCAAGTCTCGAACACACAAAAAGAGGCCGCGACCTATAAGGACCTGGTAACGGATCTTACAAAAATTGTGGACGACCAGACTCAAGAAACGGGGATTTCTCCCGAGGTTCGAAAAGCATTTCGAGAGAGAAAGGAACTTTCTGGGATCCTAACGGACGTGTTAAATTCGATTCAAGCTCAGGCGGATATCATATTTGCCGCTCATGACGCGGATCTTTCAAAACACGAGCATAGTTTAGAAAACGGTAAAGTAGTTTCCCTCTTCCTTACTTCGATTTCCGGAATTTATAAATCCGTACATGAGAAGTGGGCGGATTGTCTACCGGTTCCGATGGCGGAGGATCTTGGATGAAAGTCTTAGATCTCGGTATCGTTATGCCGCTTTATCGCGAGTGGAACTACGCAAAAACTGTTGTAAAGAACGCGAAAGTCCGAGGTGAGATCGTGAAAAAAGCGATGTCCATTCTCGGACTTTCTAAGCCCAGAGTATACGACGTTTTTCATAGGCTCGAAAAAGGAGAATCGGTTGTCTCCGTTGCTAAGGTCGACCGCAAAAAAACAGGATCCCGACTTGGAAATTCGGAACAAGAACTTAGAGAAAAGGAGGGATTCATTCTCTCCGAACTCATGTATTCCGGAGAAGTCTTACACGAACAGAAGAAAGGGACCGGAACGGAAGGAAATGCAAGAACAGTCGGATTTTCGTTGAATCGAAAATACGGGAAGTCGATGGAATTTGCAATCGAACAAGGAGAGAAGCTAGGACTTGTTCGAGCCGGAGTTTGGGATCGTTTCAAATTGGGCCGATGGCTAAACGAAAGAGGACTCGCAAGACGCCAAGTTAAACAACCTTTGGCATCCGTTTCTTGGATGGAGCCTTATGCGAATCGAGCCTGGATGATAGACGCCTCTCCATTGAATGCGGTTTATCTGCAACCAGGAGGAAAACATCTTGCGATCCGAAGAGATATAGAATCAGGACTTACAAGGATCTACGAAGGTTCGGAAGAATCAAAACTTCGAAAGGTGCATATTTATGTGGCCGTGGATGTGTTTTCGAAAGCGTTCTTTACTTGGGCGTATGCACCGACGGCGATCGGAGAAGATTCGATTTACGGAGGAGAGAACTCTACGGATTGGTTGGACTTTCTTTCGAAGACTTTCCTAGAAAAGGAAGACGATTACATTCCCCTCCAAGGTCTTCCCGAAAAGTTATATACGGACGGTCACACCGCTTTTAAGACACTCGACCCAATTTTCGGACGTCTTGGAATAGATAGGACCTCACATTTTCCAGGACACTCCAAAGCAAAGGGACTCGTCGAGGGAAGGATTTCTGCGATCAAACGCTCCTGCGAAGTTCGGATCACTAAGGGAATGATCTCGAATTTGGATGAATTGAACGAGCTTTTGTACCGTTATCAGATCCACAGAAACGATACAATCGGAAATTATGCGAAGTGGCTCGCGTCTGTCCAAGAGCATCCAATCAAAGCAGTAACAAAACAGAACTTAAAAGACGCAACGATCTCCGAACAGATTCGAGACGTAGATGCTTATGGATGTGTTTCGATCGAAGCTCGGAAATATTTGCTTCGATATTCGTCCGACGAAATCGCTTTGGATCGTTGCGGTGAAGCCGTCTCGATTTTCAAGCGATATGACGGATCATTTGTCGCAGTCACCAAGGACGGAAAACACCTAAGCCTAGATGACCAAGGACCGATTGGAAGAAGCTCAGGATCCTACGAAAACATCGGAGGAAGAAAGGGCTTTAGAGATACCGAGAGAGTTAAGAATCGTAAGAAGGCTTTGAAAGGAGCAAAGATACGCGAAAAAAGTATCACACTCTCGGACGTTCTACCAGATCTTCCAGAGACTCCGTTTGGAAAATTGCATGTTCCAAAATTGGAGATGAAGACCCACACACCGGCTCCGCCTTCGGAATTTTTGACTGTTGATGAAGCTTACGACTGGCTTGTCGAAGAGCTTGGATTTACGGGGGAAATTGAAGACGAGGAAATTGATAAGATCGTCCTCTACAATTTGAAATCTTGCAAAAAGAAAATCGGAAACATTCCATCCCAAGAGGTTCTGGATCTTTTGGAAATGCTGAATGAGTATTTCCAAAACAAGGAGTCAGGGAAATGAAAGGACTCCTATCTAAACAACCGAACTTCGTACATACTCGAAATACGGACAAGATCACGAGATCGGCTTACCAAGCAGTTAAAAACAATTCCTGGCTTGCCGTAACAGGCGAAGTGGGAATGGGTAAAACCTTCTTATACAACAGCTTGGTGGAGTTTTTTTCGAGCCAACCGAATCGGTATATCCTAGTACATGCAGGGCCAGCTTGGGAAAGCGCATTATGCGGCATATCCATTCCTTTCGTAATGAAACACATGATCCGGACGATTCGTCCGGGTGAGCAGATTCCGGGAAACTTGAACGAAAGATACTTTCGTCTTCGCGAACATCTTATTTGGGCAAATAGCATCGGAAGAAAAGTGGTGCTTGTGATAGATGAGGCCCAGGCTTTGAGAATATCCGGACTGCGGGACTTAAAAAAGATATGGGAGATTGCTTCCGGAGAATTTGATCACCTCTTTTCGATTATCATGTTTCTAAAACCGGAGACTAAAATATCCGCGATCTTCGCGGGACCAGAAATCGGACACCGAGTGACAAGTTCATACATGGCTCCTCTGGAAAGAAGTGAGCTTCTAAAAATTGCAGAAGAAGGGTTCGGTATCAAGTTCGAAAGAGGTAAAGCCGGAGAGACTACTCGGGACCTTTTTGTTCGTGGATGCAGATGGCAAACGCCTTTGGCAGTAAAGCATATGATCGAAGGTCTGGTCTTTGCTTATCCTGAAATCCAAAGCGATCGGACTGTTCGAGAAACTCACGTTCGGAACGTATTATCCGACGGATATACGAAGATCATGCAAAGGTTAAGGATTTCACTTCGAGAGATCAAAGAAGGGATCCGACTCAGACACAAAAAACTTTTGGATAACGGAACGATACAAGCGGCCTTAAAAGGCGAAGACACTGTTTCTCCTGAAATCGTGTCCGTAGTTCGTTCCGAGTTAGTGAACCGGATCCGTGAAAAGACCAAGAAATACGACGAGTCGATTTTTTCTGAAATCGAATCATAAATTCATAATAAAGGAGGAAACCAAGGTGGTAGCAAAAAAGAAAACGAAGAAAAAGACCGTGAAAACGGCAAAGAAGAAATCTGCGGCCAAAAAGGTCGTACGGAAAAAACGAATCCCTAAAGCCGACGTAGTCAAGTCGACTTCTAAATCGGTGACGGTGGATGTAAGCCAAGAGGAACAAGGAGGAATCGATCATGGCTAAGACAAAGAAACAAGAAACAAAACGCCCCCTTGTAGATTTACCGAATAACGACTACAAGAATCGTACCGACTTGGAGAAAGCCGTCGAGTTTATGGGAGAGCAGATGCTCGAAAAGGATCGGCTCGTAAACGAGGCGAACGCAAAAATTTCCGAAATCCGATCAAGTTTGGAAGACTCCCTCTATCCTTTACAAGCTCGGATCGAGCACGTAACAGATGGAATCGCGTTCTTCGTTAAGAAGAACAGGGACGAACTATTCCCGGATCCAGATCTGAAAACCTGCAAATTGATTTCGGGAACTCTACAACTTAGAAGGACACCTGCTTCGGTGAAAACGAAAGGAACCAGCAAACTTTTCGAGAAGATCCTAGCAGAGAACGGTCTTTTACAGCTTTTCAATGAGTGGGTCGCTCGACTATCAAACGTGTTCATTCGAGTAAATCTCGAATTGAACAAGGAAGCAATCCTCGCCGATCCGTTGAATGCGAGACAGAAGATCGGAGTCGAGTTGAACGAGGCAAAGGAACGCCTCTATATCAAACCTTCTAGATTGGAAGACGAGATCTCAGCCGACGCGGACATAGAAGCCGCGTGAAAAGAACAGACATAAGGGACGTATTTTTTGATTTCTGTTTTGCAAAGACAAACGAAATGGAATACCGTCCCTGTGTCTTATCCAAAATCAGCAAGACGTCGGGCATATAATCTTTTTGTAATATCCGGATACAATCCGGAACAGATTGCAAATACGCTTAGACCGGAATTCCCTAAAATCACGGCCCAAACAATCCGCAACTGGCTCTCAGAAAAAGACGAGATTACCGGAACGTCCGCAGAACAAGACCGAGACTTAACTCTACTGAACGCTCAGAAAGAAGCTTTAAAAGAAGCGGAAATCAATTTAACGACTCTTCGAGTAAATACGGTTCGGGCCTTCAAGGCACTCAAAAAACAAATCTTCGATGAAGATGGAAATCTGAATTTGAGTTTCAAATCCGGAGAAGGAGCTTGGAACACTTTTCGCGGCCTGATGAACGACATTGAGCGAATGCTTGAGAAAGAAAAGGAAAGAGTCGAGCCCGTAGAAGTTGCGCGAGGAGTACATAGGGCAATTAAGAATACTCCAAAGCTGAATAAGTTTTTCCAAAACGAACCCGAGGTACTGCGACAATACATCGAGAATATCAAGCGGGAAGTATCTTCGATGAAGCAGGTCGACATAAGTATTTTGCCGGAGATTACCGATGGCGAAGATTAAAACTAGAACTAACGACCAGGACCGATTCTTTGAGGAACTAGACAATATCGCAGGAAAACCCTCGACTGTTCTTGGAAGAACGATGGAGGAATTCCTCGTTCAAAATGTTTTCGTAAAAGGTGACGAAGATCTAATTCCGTACAGTTTTAAGGGATATTCTTTTTGGAAAGATATCTGTAGAGAATCTCAAAATCATCCTTATTTGGTTTTCATTAAAGCCGCTCAGATCGGCTATTCGATTTGGGCTCTTGCCCGAATGGTTTGGAAGATCTTTCGTACAAGCTATAAAGCAGGTATCTATTTTCCAGACGATACTTCCATGAAAGATTTCGTTCAGGACCGGGTAGAACCGTTTATCAATCAATGTCCTATCTTAAAGCCTTATCTAAACGATTCAAACGTAGACAACACTCGAACTAAAAAGATCGATAAAGCCACTCTTATTATGAGAGGGACTTGGACAAAACGAGGAACCAAAACAGTCGACTTAGACATTGCGATGCTTGACGAAGTAGACGAACATGATGAAGAGAATATCGAATTCGTCGGAGACCGACTACTCGCTTCCAAGTTAAACTGGATGATGAAGGGATCCCAGCCTTCCTTGCCCAACGTGGGAATTCATGCGGAATTTCTAAAGACAGACCAAAGGTTTAGACTTTTAAAGTGTGGCTCCTGCGGACATTGGAATAACCTAGTGGAGCGTTGGCTAAAGGATCCCATTTCCATATTTGGATTTGAAGATAGGGACTCACTCCATTCTCCGAACGTGAAAAATGTCTTTTACTCATGTGAAAACTGCGGTTCAAGATTAAACAATCAGAAGGGAGAATACGTTGCCAAAACGAAATCGGATCGTCGAGGATACCAATGCTCTCAACTTTTCACACCGATCACTCCATTCTTTATTTATAATAAACTCCTAAATGCCGGAACTACTGCTAAACGAAAAAACCTTACGATCTCAGTAATCGGTTGGCCCTACAGTTCCGAGGAAGAACAGCCGCTTCGGATTGAAGATATCCAAAAATGGGAAGGAGACCAAGGGTTAAGAGATAGCTCTCCATATTTCACATATCACGGAGCAGACCAAGGAGATACAGTCCACGGTGTTTTCGGTGAACCTACTTTAGAAGGAAGGATCCGTGTAATTGGACTCTTCAAAGGGAGCGTTTTAGATGAGGAACTTTATAAAGAACAAATCGTAAGATTCAATGTGTATCAAGGAGTAATCGATGCGATGCCGAATCGAAACTGGTCCCTTCGTATGGCCCTTCGGTATCCTGAAAATCTTAGGATCCAATATTTTACGAAAAAGTATCGAGAGAATTCCGAAGTTGTTCCGGGGGAAGAGGAAATCGGAGTAGTCAATGTAAATCGGGACGACTCTTTGCAGGATACGGTCGATGCAATTAAAAGCGGTCTCTTCATATTTCCAAATCCGAATTTACTTTCTTCGACTGAACTTGCCGCATACGAAGAATTCAAGTTTCACCTTACTATGTTGATCCGAGAAAAAGGAGAAGACGAGAATGGGAAATCTCTTTGGTCCTTCAAGAAAAAAGTTCCGAACCATTACGGAATGGCATTAAATTCTCTTCGGATTGCGTATGAGACTTCCGGTGTTGGTGGTGGATCCGGTGGAGGCTTTGCTTAAATGGGCTTCTTCCAACGGATCGCAAACTTTCTTTTCGGAACATCCTCTTTTCTTGAGTTTGCAGGCGGACAAAAAAGTTTAAAAGATTTTCGAAACGAGACTGAGTTTTTTGTACAGGAAGTCAATCCGTCCTTTCCACTCGAATACATTCCTCTTATTAAGAAACTCGTAATTGCATTTCCAGATCTCTCTCAGGCAACGAAGCGAGCACTTACACTTGGAAACCCTGGACTTGAATGGAAAATTGATGCGGACGAAAAAGCGGCAAAAGCAATCCAAGCAGAGATAGACGATTTTTTCAGAAAGAAATCAGGCATCACAAATTATCTTCTAAGACAGGTTATCACTACAGGGGCTTTATCTTCTGAATTCGTTCCTTCTTTAAATCTGGATTCAGTAGAAGAAATTCGTTTGATCCCTGTCGAAACGATCCGGTTCAAAAAAGAAACGGATGAAAATGGAATTACTCGATTTGTTCCTTACGAACGAGGAAAATTTGGATACGTTAAGTTAAACGAAGAGCAATATACTTACGAAGCATTGGAGAGAGAAGAAGATTCTCCGTATGCGATTCCACCTTTTATCTCCGCAATTCGTTGGGCTTATTCTCAATTTAAAGCCCAGGAAAACATAGACAAGACTTTGAATAAATGGGGCCTCCTTGGATTCATCATCGCCAAGTTTAGGCGTCCCCGTTTCCTCCCCGGAACGGATGCAAAAACTTTCGAAAACCAACAAAAGGAGTTCTTAAAAGAAGCAAAGGTATCTTTCGAGAAAAACTCTCAGTCTGGATTTTTGGCAACGTACGACGATACAACAGTCGACCACCACACATTGACGGATGCCTCAAAAACCGGAGGATTTGAGTCAATCTCTCGTTACATTGAAGAACAGATTTCTTCCGGAGCAGATACCGACCTGTTCATTTTGGGACGGTCTTACTCCGTCACTGAGGCTTATGCAAAAATCGCAGGAAAACTGTTCCTCTTGAAATTAGGAAACTTCGGTCATCCTGTAAAACAGTTTCTAACAAAAGCGATTACTTTCCATCTTCTTGCAAAGGGATACCGCTTCCATTCCGTTGAGGCAAGCTGGAAGAAGTCGATTTCTCTCGACCCATTGACGGACGCACAAGCAAGACTTACAGAAGAACAAGCAGACAATCAGTATTTACAACGAGTTACAGGGATGGTGAAAACCGGCCTTATTTCACCGAACGAAGGAGCGAATTTGCTCGGATATGACACTTGGAATGATCCAGAGAAATTAGAAGCTCCGATTTCGTCCGGACTTGCCTTTTCCGAAGGTTCCGAAACAGGTAAAAAAAAACTTCTCATGAATGAAGAAACGTTACATACCTGCGGAGACTTGGATTCCTTTGTGGAACTAGGAGCATGGACGAAGAAGGAGAAAGAAGTTTACGAAGCAATCGAAGAATCATTCGCAAGTAATTTCTTCTCTAAGTATGAGGATCGTGTATCGGAAGTTCTAAATCAAATCTCAAAAACGAAACTAACCAAAAATGAAGCGGTCGATACGATTTGGAATTTATTAGAAAAGGAACTTGGAGTCAATTTTCCAGAAGAGACTGTCGCCTCCTGGAGAGAAACTATTTCCAAAGCTTGGGATACCGGCCAAGACTTTGATCGTCCGAATTCCAAAACCAAAGTTCCACGAATACAAGCAAACAAAGACATTTTAGATTTCTTTAATAAGGGATACAAATTCGATATAGGAAAACAATTCAAAAGAAAAGACGACGTAAACAAAATTGAAGAAGCAATTCGCGAAGCAGTGGATTCCGGATCCACAGATGAAATGATCCAAAGGTTACAGGAGGAACTCTTAGGCCCACCGCCAAAGGATAAACCTGGAAAGAAGAAAGACGGCCAGGCTCCGCCGATAGATCCGAATGCAAAGCTAAGGATCAAGTTAAACGATATCGTAAGAGGACAAATTCTCCGTTCACGTAATTTCTCCCGTACTGAACGATTCGAACAAATTGGAATCAAACGTTTGGAAATCGTGGCAGTGATGGACCAAAAGACATCCTATATCTGCAAACTCATGAACGGTAAGAGTGTCGAGATTCGAACTTGCGTACAGTACGTTAGAGAGTTTTTGGCCGATGATCCTACTAAAGAAAATTTCTGGAAAGATAGACAAAACCCTACGGAAGCTCAAATCAAAAAACTCGGGATCGAATCCAAATCGGGAGATGAAATATCCAAACATCTAAATAACAAACTTCCACCTTTTCACAATCGATGCCGTACCACTGTAGTAGCAGACTTTAAAACAGAATTAAGGAGGACCGCTTGATCATCGAAACAGAAAGTCTGACTGCCAAAGACCGTGCAAGGTTATATAATGAAAGCTTTCCGAATTATGCACCTTTGCATGTGTTCAAAGGAAGAATTTATGGTGAGTGGGAGCTTGGGCAAAATTACAAAAACACCTCCGACTATCATGGAGCCTATCCGGAACAATACTTAAAACGACTCGATCCCATGTTTCCGGATAAAAAAAGGATCCTACATTTATTCAGCGGAAAAACACCTCCTGGTCCGTATTTGCGAATGGACAAAAATCCAACATTGGAACCGGAAATCGTAGGCGATGCAGAGAATTTATCCTCCTATGTGAAGACTTTCATCGGTCTTCCTTTTGATCTTATCAAGGCGGATCCTCCGTATACAAAAGAGGATGCGGAGCATTACGGATTCATAATGGTAAAAAGAGCGAAAGTAATCCAAGAAGCATGGAAAAGTCTCTGCGTCGGTGGCCACCTTGTTTGGTTGGACCAGGTCGTTCCGCAATACGACGGGGATAAATGGATCCTGGAAGGGAAAATTTATCTCTCTATTTCCACAAACCACAGAGTTAGAGCGATTTGTATTTTTAAGAAGGTATAAAAATGGATGAGATCTTAAAGTTTATCATTGAAAATAGGATTCAAGTTTCGGTGTTCTCATGGGGTGTGATCGGACTTTTTACTTGGACATGCTTCCAGTATTTAGAATACAAATCATGCAAAGAAGCTCCGGAGATGTGGGGAAAACGAAAGATTTATGAGTTAGAACTCACACAGACTTTTTGGATCCCATTGGCAATTATAGCCGGTCCTTTGCCGTATGCTTTCGGGATCCTTTTTCCGTTTATAGACTCGCTCATCAATTGGATCAAAGAACGAAGAATCATCTTGTTTAGAATAAAGTTTCCAAGGAAAAAGGATAATGGAAAATTTTCGTAATTGTGCGGAACAACTAGATCTTGGTTTCGCAAAGAGCGTGAGTGCTCTGATTACAGCTCTCGGTATGCACTGGACGAACCAGGAGCGGATTCAAAATGGATATTCCCCTGCATACGACGAGGATTCCTTTCTAAACCTAATCGATGAATTTGGTATCGAAGAATCGGACGTTAGAGATCGGTATCATGGCTTATGAAAATTATATCTTTTGCATATACGACGCCAGCCTTCCTCGCAAAAGAAAAAACGGTTACAAGAAGGGACTGGAACGACGATTATGCGGCTCGTTTCAAAAAAGGAGAAGAAATTCAGGGATGGAATAAATCTCCGAGATTCCAAGGGAAGCGTGTCGGTATCATTCGGCTTATAGAGAAACCTTACAAAGAGAGTACTCTTATAATGCCTGACGAAGACTATGAAAAAGAAGGTTTCGGTTATTTAGATCGGAATCCAGATCTCAAGACTGGTCCATACAGGGGAAAGGATCTGAAAAAAATATTCAACGAATGGAAGCAAAGTGCTGTTTCTCTTTGGGTAGTTCGTTTCGAATATTTGGAAGTTTTCGATCCGTAAATACAATGATGAGACTTTGGCGACTTAGCAGACTCTTGGTTTGGAATCTGTTTTGGGTGAAAAGGACTATTCTTTTGTTTAGTCTCATGTCCACAGAACTACACTTAGGCGATTGCCTAAAAATTCTTCCCAAAATTCCCGATTCCTCTATCGATTTGATCTTTTGTGATCTTCCGTACGGCACAACGGATTGTCCCTGGGATAAGATTATTCCAATGGAAAAACTTTGGCCGGAGTATGAAAGAATTTCGAAAGAAAATACTCCGATCATTCTTACCGCAAGTCAGCCTTTTACGACTTACTTAATAAATAGCAATCCTAAGAATTTTCGATATGAGTTGATCTGGTATAAAACAAAAGCCTCCGGATTTTTGCTGGCAAAGAAGAGACCGAACAAAAGCCACGAAAACATTCTCGTCTTCTACAAAAAGCAACCAGTTTACAATCCTATAAAGTATGAGATCGACGAGCGTTACCGTAGAAAAGGAAAAACATTAGGGAACGGAAATCAATCGACGGTCTTTCGCATCACTGGGGAGAAGAGCAAGAACTATCAGTATCTAGATAGTGGTAGTAGGTATCCGGATTCGGTTTTATGTTTCCCAAGTGAATCAGAAGTTGGAATGCACCCAACCCAAAAACCAACTCGCTTACTTCGATTCCTGATCAAATCTTTTTCAAATCCAGGAGATTTAGTCTTAGATAACTGCATGGGACACGGAACGACCGGCATTGCGGCTGTTGAACTGGGAAGGAATTTTATAGGAATTGAGAAGGAAAGATCTTACTTCAAGAAAGCTGAATCGAAAATTCGAATGGCTGAGAAAAGATATAGTCTTGGTTTAGATTTCGAAACTTGAAACAGGAACGAAGCCAGAAAAGAAAAGACTTAGAGGACATCGAACTTTTCTAAAATTGTCCCCATCGAGCATCTTTCCGATACCATCCTGAGATGGACGAGGTTCTCAAATATCTAAATCTCTTTTCCCCTTTGTCGGCTCTGTTCTGGATTCTTTTTAGAAGAGAACTCAGGATCCAAATCCAGAAATCAAAGGAAGAACAAAGAGAATACGTCGATTCAAAAATGAAAGTGATCGAAACGGAACAGTATTCCTCTTCCTTGAGAAAGCATCAAAGAATCGACAAACTCTCCGATAGGGTTGCCGAGTTAGAAAAGACTCATGCTCTGGAAATCGCACTTCTTAGGCAAACGGCTTCCACCACCGAAAAGCGATTGGATACGATCGAGGCTAGGATCGAAAAGCTCGATGTAAAGATCGACGAGCAAAAAGAACTCCTCCTAAAAATCCATGGGATTATCGAAAAAGGAGGACTTAATTCGTGATTCTCAATCTTCTACAGTACTTCAACTTTCTCTATCCGATTGTTAAGAAATTTCTAAATTTCGATAAGATCCAAAAGAAACAATACTATTGGAACGACTCGGATCTTGCTTCCGCTTCCACAAAGAAAATATCCAAAGAAGAGGTTTTGGATTCTTTATCCAGAATCGCGACCGAGCGAGAACCAGTCCTTTTTGCGCCTGTAAAAAATCCGCACATTACCTCGCGCTTTGGTTGGAGAGTGTTAAACCTTGACGGCAAACCCTCTAAACAATTCCACCTCGGAATTGATTTAGGAGGTTATAACGACGTTATCGCAGTGGAGGATTGCGTCATAAAAAGTGTCCTCGGTAAGGACAAAGAATATCCAGTTCGATTCGTATGGGAAAATGGCACATGGAAAGACCGCATCAAATCCGGAGAAATCCCAGAGGGGCGTGCTTGGACTCCCTATATTATAGCGGTCGGTGTCCATACAAAAAATCAGTACAAATTCAAACACACCGATGCCCGTAAGGCAAAAGGACAAAAAGTAAAAGCCGGTGAAGTGATCGGGAAAACCGGGAATTTCGGCTATTCTCTAGGATCGCATCTTCATTTCGAAGTATGGCCTTTCGACGAAAAAGAACAGAAGTGGAAAGAGCCTATTGATCCCGAAATTTTCCTCAAGGAAAAAGGACTACTCTAAGGAGGTCATAATGGTAGATTCAGCTTTCGAACTTCTCTCTACGGTTTTTCTAAACGGACTTTATATGGGATTGGTACTTACCATCTCCCAGTTTATCTTTCGGAATTTTTCCGTACGAGTATTGCACCAAAACAAAAGGCTTACAGTCTTCGTGATCGCCACCTTGATCGCAGTTCCGTATAACTTATTTTACTGGCTTACAAAACCGGAAGTCTACACATACTGCGTTTCTTTCGATTTCGTTAAGGAAGAAATTTGTAAAACCCTTCCGGGATGGACCCTAGTTGTTTATCAATCCCTCCGGCTTTTCGTTTGCTATCTTGGTACGATTTTACTCTACGAGAAGATCGTAAAACGCCTCTTCGAGAAATCAGGATTTGGACATCGCGGTTCAACGGATTCCAGTTTGGAAAACCCAATCAATAGCGAGGACTATCAATGAAAACGTTTCGATTTTTTCTCTTCTTATTACTTATTATATTTCCACTGAATTCCTGCATAACGACTGTCGCGCAAACTCCGGATTCTGTCGGTATGCCGAAAGTTCTTAGAGAAGAGGCAAAAAGCCAATACAAAAAAGGGGAAAAGCGAATTGGAAATTTGCTCGAAGCCGCCGCCGATTCCATTGAAGCAGGAGACAAGAACGCAAGAGCCGCAATCAAAGGAGAAAAGGAGATTCAGAAAGAAAACTCCAACTTGCAAAGAGAAGCTGGATGGGGAGATGGCCTCCAAGATCTCGGTTGGTTTTTCATTGTGGTATTGATAACTGTTTTTCTTATTTTATTTCTCTACCTCATAATCAGAGGTAAGATCCAGATCCCTTTTATTTCTAAGTTCCTACCATTTGGAAGTACCGGAAACTCTTCAGGATCCTAATTTCCTTTTCGAATCGTTCTCAGAAATGGGGACGATTCCCAAATATTATTTGATCTTTTTCGCTTTCTTTGAGTATGCTATATAATAAACATTTATTAGAAATCAGCGAAAGCCCCCGTTTTTTCCCAAGTTTTCTCAAAGAATCCCAAATTCAGTTACGTTTTTAATGCACATCCCGACCGGGGGTAACGCTCGCGGACACGCATTCAAAAGTTTAGTAACCGCCTCGGAGGGTCCCTGCTCTTTACGAATTTGAATCGCAAGATCTTTGGCTTCGTTCAGACGATTTGTATGATAATACATGTCCGCAAGATGAAGATTATTTTGTGAATGATCTCTGGAAATAGATCTCAGCTCTTCCGACAAACGAATTGCTTCTTCGATATCTCCTGTCTTTTTTGCACAATAAGAGAGAATAAAAAGCATCTCTGGATCTTTTACGATCCCCATCTCCTTCAATTCTTTGGCAGCCATATAAGCTGTTTGATAATCTTTGATCTTCAGCCCGAGCTTTAAGATTAACTTAGAACGAATCGGATGCGATTCTTTGCTTCCTTGTAGATCAGAGAGGAATTTTCTCAATTCGGAAACCGAATTAGTTCTTTTGATCCGATCCGAAATTTCTTTCCAAGAAGAAATGCTTCCGCTATGTCTGGGCGAAGTTTCATTTAGACTAAAAGAAGAATGTTCCGAAACTTCTTCCGTCCGGATCGAATGGATCATTCTGTTAAACTGATCCGCTAAACTACCGATCTCATCCCAGGCTTCGGGATGTAATTCTCTTTGTAGATCCCCTTCTGTCGCAAGTTCTAAAGCAGAGTATAATCTGTCCAAAGGATAGATCACGAAGAAGGAGAAAAACGAATTGATCGCTATTGAAAAAAGAAGAAGACAAACTAAGAATGCAATCACCGGCTTTTTCAACAATCCGGTCTCGAATAACAGAAATTCCTGATATGGAATACCGATCTCTTTCATCTGGGTTTTACCGGGAGATTTTTGGATTATGGAATAATAATATTCTCCCATCGCAAGTCCTGGTATCCTTCTGAAACGAGGTTCTCCTTCCGGGACCAATTCTCTCATCTGGTCTAACGTAAAACTTCGTAACGCCTCTCCTTCTGCAGAAGAGTTTTTAACGGACCCGGAAAGTATTTTTAAGAACAATGCCAACTTCTCCTCTTTACCGTCCGGAGAGATCTGTTCCAAAATCCCTTCTCGGATATCTTTAGGAGGAAGATTTCTGATTTTTTTACGGACCTTCTCCAAACTTTTCGAAAAGCCTATTAGATTTTCAGAATATTTCTCCGAGCCCTTTAATGACTCCGCAACTTTTGCGTAGGAAGGAAACTCCTTATTTAGAGCGGAGGGATTATTCCAAATAAAGGAAAGGATCAGATCTCTTTTTGACTCCGTGAAAAAAGAAGTCTCTAATCCGCCGGAGGTAGTCAAAATAAACCCGTCATTGTCTTGCACTGAAAGAGAATAAGAATCTGGAGATAGATCCTGAGCTTTTAATCTTTCCTTAACTGTTTCGTTAAAGGATTCTAATCCGGGTTGTAAAAATAACCAACTGCTTCCTTGGAATACGAATAATAATAACAATACAATCCCTAGTAGAACGGGAGATCTAAGACTGAAAGCTTCTCCTGATGCCCTTAAATGGATCAACCATGCTAAAAACAACGCAGTCAAAAAGATCGGATTCCAAAAAGAAAGCCCTATGGCTCTATCCAAAGGATAAGCGATCTCTTTTAAATGGAAAAGTATAGTAGTTCCAAGAAGAAGTAAAAAAGGCACCCAAAGAGAAAGCGCCATTAATTGTATATCGGATCGATGTGCCTGAAAGCCTCTCCAAACACCAAAAAGTAATATTACGGAAATATAAATAACTCCGAACCAAAAGATCACTCTTTCGTCGGCCCTGTGAATTACGTCGAAAACCCCGCCGCCAAAATCATAAACAGGTTTGGAAAATATTGTGCCCACAATATGCAGAACCAAAATACTTAAGGCCAGAAAATATCCGGCTCCCAATAAAATCCTTCCGGTCTTTTCCGAGGCCTGTGGATTCAGTAGGAAAAAATACAAACAAAGGTGAGCACATAGTAAAAACGCAGAAGGAAGCGAAACCCATCTATGCAAAAAAGAAAGAGGATGGAAAAAGGAAGTCCCTATCAAAAAGGAAAGTTCGAGTAAAGCGCAATATAGGAATACCCACCCTAAATGTAAGGTTGTTTCGTACTTTTCCTTTCTAATTAATAGAAAAAAAGCGCAGAGCCCGGAAAGAATAAACCCGGTGAGGTAACTTACGCTGGAAAAAGTTAAAACGGCCATGATGGATCAAAGGATCATTTTACACAAATTACAGCGAATTTGTTCGTGCTGGGACTTGGAGAGAAATCTCCACTGCTTAAGTTTACGGTCATATAGTCCCCTTTATCTCCAGCAGCGCTTGTAGACCAAAATAATCCGATGGCTTTGATCTTTTTATCCGCTCTTTTGGAGAATGTCTTTAACTCTTCCTTGTCCGGGAGTCTCTTTCTTCTGGAAGAACAATAACGAACCGCATCTTCCCAAGCAACCGGGGATCCAGCTTCTTCATCCCAGCCATGTTTTCCATAAACAGGGGTCTTATCCAAATATTCCTGAACGATAAAGTATCCGAAAAATACGATCAATGCTACAGCAAGAAATCCTAAAACTTTTACGAGAGTGCCGGAACTTCCTCCTGATTGAGGAGCTTTCATAGGGAGCTCTTTCATCGTTTCTGAGATTTTACTAGCGACAGTCTGTTGTTGGTGGCGATTTGAACGACCGTGATCCGGCCTTTTTTTCTGCTGATGGCCGCGGTTTCCTCCTCCTGGATGTTTGTGGGAAGATTCTTGTTTTTTATTCCCGGAGGTTTTGCGGGGAGGCTTACGACGGTTCGCCAT